ATTTAAGAATTTTAGAAGCAAGCGAGCTTGGCCACGGTATATTGATTGAAATGGACGCGGGTTGGGTTTCTCCAAAAGATACTCAGAATATTGACATTCTAAAAGAAGCGTCCAATTTAGATTATAGAAATCCATTTGAATTTTATGCGGTTCTTCAAAAATATGATACTCCAAATAGAAATGGTAGAACATATCCTGAAAGGATTTTGAAAAGAGAGGCTGATAGATATAAACAATCTATTTCTAAGGGTTTGTCAACATCTGAATTAAATCACCCTGAATCATCATTAATAGACTTAGACAGAGTATCTCACATCATTACAGACATATGGTGGGATAAAAATATACTCATGGGAAAACTCAAATTATTGACATCTCCAGGGTTTCACGAAAGAGGAATAGTTTCAACAAAGGGAGACCAAGCAGCTAACCTAATGAGACAGGGAGTGACTTTAGGTATTTCTTCAAGAGGTGTTGGGTCATTAAAAAAAGTTGGTGAAAGAAATGAAGTACAGGATGACTTTGAATTGATATGTTTTGATTTGGTATCATCTCCTTCTACTCCTGGAGCATATCTTTTTACGAATCCAGATGAAAGAAGTAAGTATGAAGAAAACTTAGAGGAAGAAATAAAATATAAACAAAATAACGACTATGTTGGAAAGTCGGTTGACTTAATGAGAAAATTAGACGATTTTTTAGGAAAATAAAATTATGGAAGAAAAATATTTTGTAGCAAAAATTCAGTATGATTTCCCTGATGAAAATACGGGTAAGATTAAAAAAGTTAGAGAAGAGAAACTTGTTAAAGGTTACTCTGTCACAGATGTGGAAGCTAAAGTGACTAAAAAATACGAAGGATTCACACATGATTGGAGAATCACTGCAGTATCTGAAAGTAAAATCGACGAAGTAATTGAGTAATCAATAATCAAACTGAAACAAATGAAGTGGTCAAATGACCACTTTTTTTATTTTAGGGATATCGTAAAATGAATTTTTTTAGTTTTGGTACTATTTATATGATAAATTAAACAATTTTTTTCTATGCAAGAAAATAAAAACTTAGTACAAGAGGCGTTAATTCAAATGAGAAATGTTGAAGAAGCAATCGCCCAAAACGCAAAAGGAATACTTGCTTCTACTATGAAGGAAGAAATCAACCAATTAGTAAAAGAATCTCTGTCAGAGCAAGATATGGAAGATGAGATTGAATTAGATACAGATATCGATAGTGATATGTCTGTTGATAATGATGATGATATGGAAATGGACATGGAATTTGATATGGACATGGATATGGATTCAGAAGAAAGTCCAATAGATTTGACTGACGCTTCAGACGAAGAAATTCTTAAGGTGTTTAAGGCTATGGGTGAAGAAGATGGAATCATCGTAAAAAAAGATGGTGAAGATATTCACTTAACCGATAATGACACTGATTCTGAATACTTAGTTAAGCTTGGTGAGTCTGAAGAAGACGAAGAAGAACTAGACGAAGCAATGCACATGGATGAAATGGATGTTGACACAGAAGATGTAATCAATGCAATTTTCTCTAAAGATGGCGATGTTGAAGACATCGACATGGAGGATGAAGAAGTTATGTACGAAATCGAATTTAATGAAGAGGATGACGACATGATGGAAGAAGAGAATGACGACATGATGGAAGAAGAGAATGACGACATGATGGAAGAAGAGAATGACGACATGATGGAAGAAGAGGATGACGACATGATGGAAGAAGAGGATTTGGACGAATCTTACAACCACAGAAGAGCTGTTAGAGAAGGTAAATCGACAGTAAAACCTAAAGGTGTTGGAATTGGTTCTGGGCCTAAATTCACTTACAAAGATAAAGCTAAAGGCGGATTCGATGAGAAGAAGAAAGAAGGACCAAAATCAGTTGGTACTGGTAAACCAAAATTCGAATACAAGAAAGGTGAAAATATGGAACAAAAATCCAAAGTTGTTAAGGCAGAAACAAAAGAAGGTCAAGGATACGACGACAGAGAAGATGAAAAGGAAGGAATGAAGCATGGTAAATTGGCTTCAAAACACCTTAAAACTACCAAAGCACGTAGAGATGACGCAGGTTTTGAAAAAAGAGAAACCAAAGAAGCTGCTAGAACTTATGGAATGGGTTCAAAAGAAGGAAGAGGACTTAGAAAAGGTATTACTAACAACAGAAATTATGTTTATGGTAAAAACGGAGTAAAAGTTGAATCCTCAGAATCAGAAGTTGCAACGTTGAGAGAGAAAAATGAAGAATACAGAAAGGCATTAAATGTTTTCAGAGAAAAACTTAATGAAGTTGCTATCTTCAACTCAAACTTGGCATACGCTACAAGATTATTCACTGAACATTCGACCACTAAAAAAGAAAAAATTAACATTCTTAGAAGATTTGATAATGTAGATACTTTGAAAGAATCTAAAAATCTTTACAGGTCGATTAAAGACGAATTGTCTAAAACTGAAAGTACTCCAATTAATGAATCAGTAGAAACTAAATTAAACAAAGGTGTTTCTACAGGTTCATCAACTACCCTAATTGAATCAAAAACTTATGAGAATCCTCAATTCTTAAGAATGAAAGATTTGATGAGTAAAATTGGGTAATTAAAATTAAATAAACAAATAAAACAAACAAAACAAAATACTAAAAATGGGAGCATTATTAGAATCAGGTCTTGTAGGTAACATCGGTCTTAAGCACCTTAAAGTTATCAAAGAAGACACAATTAACAAATGGGACAAATTAGGATTCTTAGAGGGTCTTAAGGGTCACATGAGAGAGAACGTAGCTCAACTATATGAAAACCAAGCTTCTCACTTAATTAACGAAGCATCATCTACATCTGACACAGGTGCATTTGAAACAGTTGTTTTCCCTATCGTAAGAAGAGTTTTCTCTAAATTATTAGCAAACGATATCGTTTCAGTACAAGCAATGAACTTACCAATCGGTAAATTATTCTACTTCGTACCTAACATTCAGTCTTATGAGAATGCTGCAAATCAGCACTGGGCACCTTACGGTTCACCAAACGCTGCGGCTGACCAAACTCCTAACTCTGGATATGATTACAATATTACTAAGGACCTTTACGATAGATTCTATGAAGGAAACGAACCAGCTTTGGATCCTCCTGGATTATTCGACTATTCTAAAGGACAGTTTTCTGCTATCACAGCTCCTGTAGTTACAGTGGCTTGGGTAGGTAGTAATTTAACTCCTTCAGCTTACACTTTGGATAACTACAGAAAAATATTAGTTGTTATGTCAGGTTTTGCTAGCGATGGAGCTGGTAAATTAATCGGTCCTGATGGTCAACCAATGGATAACGAATCATTCTTATCTGATTTGACTGTTTATGGTGTTGGTACAAACGTATATACTTCAGCTAACACATCAAACCCTTATTTATTCAGAGTTGTAACTCAAAGATATGGTAAAGGTATTGTTGAATATGGAAACAACAACGCAACATTAACATTCCCAGGTAGTAAGACTGGTGGCGGTCAGTATGATAACATTTGTGACGCTGAAGGTAAAATCTATTTAGAAGTTGATTTACAAGTACCAGTATGTATTACTTGTGGTGGTTCATTAGACGGTTACACAGGGTCATCGTTCTCTTCAACAACAGCTACTTCTAACGCATTCACAGCTACTTATAGAATTTATAAGAACTTGGAATTCGAAGATAGAATTGGTGAAGTTTCTTTCGACCTTATGTCAGTAACAGTTTCTGTAACTGAAAGAAAATTAAGAGCACAGTGGTCTCCAGAAATGGCTCAGGACGTTGCGGCATTCCACAACATCGACGCTGAAGCTGAATTAACTGCATTGTTATCTGAGCAAGTTGCAGCTGAAATCGATAGAGAAATCTTGAGAGACCTTAGAAAGGGAGCAGCTTGGAACTTAAGATGGGATTACAATGGATGGAAGAGATTAGGATCTAACGCAGTTCCTTATACTCAGAAAGATTGGAATCAAACTCTTATCACAGCAATCAACCAAATTTCAGCACAAATCCACAAATCTACATTGAGAGGTGGAGCTAACTGGATCGTTGTTTCTTCTGAAATCAGTGCTATCTTTGATGACTTGGAATACTTCCACGTATCAAACGCGGCTCCTGAGCAGGATCAGTACAACATGGGTATTGAAAGAGTTGGTACATTAGCAGGTCGTTACCAAGTGTATAGAGACCCTTACTTCCCACCAAACCAAGTATTGATGGGTCACAAAGGAACTTCTCTATTGGACACAGGTTACATCTACGCACCGTATGTACCTCTACAATTAACTCCTACAATGTACAATCCGTTTAACTTTACACCAATCAAAGGTATCATGACTAGATACGCTAAGAAAATGGTGAATAACAGATTCTACGGAAGAATCACAGTTGATGGAGTTAGAACATTTGACTTGAGAGAATTGAGATAATCAAAATTTCGATATGGTAAAAAGGGACAAGAAATTGTCCCTTTTTTTTTATTCAGGTATTTATAATAAATTGTATATTATGATTAAGCAAACTTGGGAAATATCTAACGACGAAAGAAACAGAATTTTATCTCTTCACGAATCGGCAACAAAGAATTTTTATTTATTATCTGAACAAAATACTGAAGACACTAAAAAAAAATCAATTAGTTTAACCAAACGAGTTGAATTCCCAAGTGGAATCCACAGTTCATCCTCAGTAAATCTTAATAACCTCATAGATTTAACGGAAATCGAAGATTTCTTAAAAAAATATCCAAATAATGAAATCATCATTAAATTAAAATCTAGTGAATCTCAAGTCCCAAATTATGATAGAGAAGTTACACCAAAGAAAAAACTGAATCCGGGTGATCTCAGTAAAATGAGGTATGAAACTATTCAAACTTTTATGACAAACTGGATGAATGGACTTGTGTCTAAAGGAATCATATCCCAACTACCTGAATTTGTGAACGATCAACCTATTATTGACACAACAACACCTTGGAATCCTAGCCCGGGATTAACTTCATCTCAAATTTCGGCACTAGCCAAAGACCCAAAATATACTAAACATCAATTTGTTGAAATAACGGTAGAAGTAGTTAGTAAAGAAACACCTGGTGAGACAACTATGACTTTTGACGATGAACAGGTGGTAACCTCGAGAACACCATCTGCGGCAAAAAATCAGTATAATACATCACTATTTTACAACTATAGTTACGCGCCTGCTGCAGTCCTTGGTATGAGTCAGTCGGAAGCAGAAACTTTACCTGGAGCTTTATTAACTATGAATAGAGAACTCAATGTTCAGACTCCGATTAAAAAATTAAATCTTCCATCTTTTAAGGTCACGATAATTCCAAATGGAGGACAAACTGTACCGGTAATAATTTTGAAACAAATGAGTGGTAATGAAGTACCCACTTCACCAAAAAGTTGGTCCCCATGGAACGCATATATTACTGACTCATACGCACTTGAAGTTCCATTTCCAAATGATAGTAAAGAATTTCAATCTGCATGGTTATTCATTTATTGGTATATTAAAAAAGGATTTCCGTCAGATTGGAATTTTATCTCAAACAAACCTGAAAATGTCAATTGGAGGTTAGTTGACCGAGGATTAGAAAGTGGTGGGAAACAAATACAAAATTCAAGTATTGAAACTCAAAAAAAAATATGGAGTTTATACCCAATGGATTGGTATTCTAAGATGGTGCAAAAAGTTTATTAGGAGAATGGTAAATAAATTTAATCCAAAGCAATGAAACAAAAGTAACTAAAGGTTCTATCTTTATTGTAAGATAGGTAGAACCTTTTTATTTTGTCATTAAGTAATAGTCGGTTGTGTGGAATAGAGTTTTTCCATTGTAAAAAACAATACATTGCTATATTATAATTTGTAGAGTGGTAGGTGGTTTGTCCAATGTTTTCTCCTGCAAACCTGAACGAAAACTTTTGGGAATTTATGTTTTCGGAAAATCCATTGTGACTGTAATCCTGAACCAAACTTCTACTTCGTTCATCGGCAAATTCCTTTATTGATTCATCTATAACTACCTTACTCAATCCATTTGAATATCGATACTCATTCAATATTTGTTCGAAATGTATAATAATTGGTGTATCATTATTTGGATTCTTGAACCCGAATAATAAAAATGAAAATAATAGAATAACAAATTTTTTCATAGGGATTATTTTTCTTCAGTAAAGTGGATATTCATTATTCTTAATGATTTGGAAACAAGTTCAGATTCTTGTTTAACTGTATATTTATTATAGTGAAAGATATTATAAGAAAAATAATTAAGGAGGTAAGCGGGGCAGGTTTGTCTGGTGCTTATTCAGGGCCACTTGTACTCGGACCACAAACATGGAAAGATGACCAACTTGGCCCTTTTACAGAGCCAGTTTATAAATATACGAATGCCCAACTTGCCTATCAAGAGGCTGATGGGGATTTTACAGAATCTCCCGAAGAAAGAAAAAAAATAGAACAAAGGACCAAGAATCTTAGTAAAATCAATATGGAAAAGAAAAAAACTTTCAAAGGTCAAAACGACGAGGATGGGTCAGCAATCAATCCAACTATGAGTGGAGAACCGTTAAAAGAAAAGCTAGTAAAAGAAGACTTAGCAGTTTGGTTCGGTACTAAGAAGAAACCTAAAGGTTCAAAACAACCTTCAGGACCATGGGTTAATATTTGTAGAAAGAAAGAAGGAGGAGGACATCCCCCTTGTGGTAGACCTGAGGCTGATAGTAAGGGATATCCTAAATGTCGTGCTAAAGGAGTTGCGGCAAACATGACCGACGCTCAAAAGAAATCAGCATGTTCACAGAAAAGACGTGCCGAGAAAAAAGATCCCAAAGTCGGAACTGGAAACAAACCAACTATGGTATCTTATAAACCAAAAAAATCCCAAAACGAATCATTAAGGGATTTAATTGTTAAAATTTTGAAAGAAAACATTAGATAAGTTTTTCTAAAATTTTTTTCAGTGAGTGTTGTACTTGGCTATGCATTTCTTTTTCAAATTTCATCCTTGCTTCTTCCACTTTGTTATCGAACAACCTTCCAAGTTTTTGCCCCATTTGTAATGAAATTGTGATGTCATAATTGTAAATATGGTTGGTAATGTTTATTCTATCTTCTTGAATTATGACAAACATTTCTAAAGTTTCATTCTTGATGTATCTTTTTTGAGATAGAGGGGCAATCAAAAATTTGGAATCCTCATGATTTATCAATTGACGACAAATTGAACCACCAGTTTTTTCATTATCATCAAAATTGACTTTTGGTTGAATTTTTCGATTCATCCTTATGAAAAATTTTAACCATAACTTTCTGAAGAATTTTTTCATGTCTTTTGTGGGATATAATAACTATTCAAAGATATGAAAATGATTTAAGAATAAAAAAGTATTCTATACATTTATTTTTTTAATAAATTCTTCCCAAACCTCAACAGTGTTATCATTTCTTCCA